TATATGGACATGGACAGCAAAAGACATCTAGGTATGTCTGAACGTGTGTCTAGAGTAGAAGGCAACTTTAAATTTATAGAAAAATCCTTGAATAGAATAGAAAAGAAACTAATGCTAATTGGGAAGGACTAATGGACTTAAAAAGAGATCTCGTTAAGTACGTAAGAGATAGGGCAAAATCACAGTATCACAAAGCTTCAAGCTGTGCGATTTGTGGCAGTGATGAGAAGTTAGATTTTCATCACTATTACTCTATGACTGAAATGCTCGAGAAATGGTTAGCTAGAAATAAGCACAACCCTAGAACTGCTGAAGAGATAATGGCGATTCGTGACATATTTATTGCAGAGCATCATACCGAAGTGTACGACTCTACAGTAACTCTATGCCACGTGCACCACTTAAAACTTCACTCAGTTTATGGGAAGAGGCCTTCTCTAGCAACCGCAAATAAACAACCTAATTGGGTTGAGAAACAGAGAGGAAAACATGAACTGGCTAGATAACTTAAAAGTTAAGTTAAACCCCGCCCAAATTGTTATCTCAGAGGAGAGTGGAGACTCTATTTACACAGATACTGCTGCAAATCTTAAAGCTAGTGATGCTTATGATGATATTGAAGTGGTTAATCGTGGCGTAAATATGATTGCTGACTCTGCGGCTGAGCTACAATTTGAAATAGGGGATAGAATACATGGATTAGCGACTGAGAGTATAAGACTGAAAAAGTTAGATACTTTATTAAATCATTCACCTAATCCATACCAAACTGCAGAAACGTTCAAACGGGCGTGTTTTGTAGACTTTATTATTGATGGTAATATATTTATATATTACGATGGAGCACATCTTTATCACTTACCCTCTAAGTCTGTAGAGATTCAGACTGATAAGAAGGAATTTGTAAAAGGTTACGTATATGGAACTGTTCAGTTTAAAGCTAACGAAGTAATCCATATTCGAGATAACGCAGCAGACAGCATCTTTAGAGGAACTTCTAGATTGGAAGCATCATACCTAACTATTGATAGGTTAAATAAGATGCTTGCTTTCCAGACTAACTTCTTTAAAAATGGAGCAGTACCTGGGTTGGTACTAAAGAGCCCTAATGTACTATCTACTAAAGTTAAACAAAGACTTTTAGATAGCTGGGCACAACGATATAACCCTACTACAGGTGGCCGCAAACCTGTAATACTTGATGGTGATTTAGATATTAAACCAATGGTAGACAGTACGTTCAAGGACTTAGACTTTGAAAACGCTGTTAAGGAACATGAGACTAGAATTTTAAAAGCATTGGGCGTACCTCCTATCCTTTTAGATGGTGGAAATAATGCAAACATCCGACCAAACATGAGGTTGTTCTATCAAACAACCGTCATGCCTTTACTAGTAAAATATTCTGCTGCAATGCGAAAGTACTTTGGGTACGGTGTATCTCCAATTACGGAGACCGTTAGCGCGTTACTTCCTGAGGCTAAAGACCAAGCAGCTTACCTAGCTACCTTAGTTAACTCAGGAATTATGACACCAAACGAGGCACGAGCTCAATTAAGATTAGACGCTGTAGATGGTGGAGATGATCGACAGATACCTGCAAATATTGCGGGGTCTGCATCAAATCCTTCTGAAGGCGGTAAACCCCCTCAGAGTGAGGATGATAAATCAGTAACCTAACTTTCAACATACCAGATATTGAAAACTTTTGCTTGACATTTGGAGAAAATACTGGTATAATAGTGGTTGTTGGTGGATCAGTGCGCACTCAATTTTATGGAGATAAGCATGACTAACAAAACTTTAAACCTAGTCGGACAGTTTGAAAAATCAAGTTCAGACGACTCCGATGTTTTAAAGATTAAGGGTTACGCTAATACAACTTCCAAAGACCGCGTAGGCGATATCATAAGAGAATCGGCTTGGTTAAAGGGAGGATTGGATAATTATTTAAAGAACCCAATCATTTTAGCGTACCATAATCACTCAAAGCCAATCGGAACTACTGTAGACTACAGTGTCAGTTCAAAAGGGTTGGAAGTCGTTGCAGAAATTTCTTCTGCAGCTGGCGAAGTATATAACTTGATTAAAGATGGCGTTCTTAAAACGTTCAGTGTCGGATTTTCCATCAAAGACGCTGAATACGATAAAGAGGATGAAATTTTTTACATCAAGGATTTGGAGCTACTTGAAATTTCGGTAGTTTCCGTACCTGCAAACCAGGACTCTACTTTTAGCATTGCTAAAGCGTTAGGTGACGATTATGCAGACTTTAAGAAAGAGTATATTGAATCTGAGGAAATAGAAACAAACGTTGATAACTCCCCAGAAGCAAGTAATGAAACTATCCTAAAGGAGAACTTAGATATGGATAAATTAGAAGAGTTAACACTCAAAATGGAAGCTTTAGAGAAAGCGGCTGCTGATAAAGTTGCTGCTGATAAGGCAACTATTAAAGCTGAAGCTAAGGCTGCTGAAGAAGCGGTCCAAGTAGAAGTTGATAAAAAGAAAGCTGCACAGATTGAAGTAATTTCAACTGGTGTAGAACGTTTAGAAGCAGAAGTTGCTAAACGTTTAGAAGATAATGATGCGTCGGTTAAAGACGTTATTGAAGGGTTACGCGCTGACCTTAAAGAGAACAAGGACGAATTAATAGCTCTTCGTGAGTCTAAAATGCAGTTCGCCACTTCGGATGAAGTAGCTCTCTTTAGTACAGAGCAGAAGATGGATGCGGTTTTAGCCTCTAAAATCTTCCGTATGCCGATTTCAGATACTAAGACGTTTAAGAGTATCGTAGAAAAGGCTGCTCGTCATGGACATGTTCCTAACGAGAATTGGGAAACTGAGTACAATACTCAGATTTTTGATATTGCACAACAGAAGTTAGTAGTTGCTGATCTATTCGGTACTATCAACATGAGTTCTGCTCATATGGATATTCCATCTAACCCAGGTGCAACCGCGGGCGAATGGATTGTAGGAACTGCACAGGCCGGTACTGGCGCAGGACAAGATGCAATTCGTATGGGTACTACTTCACTAACTGCTCATAAGTTAGTATCTAAGGAGTATATGAACTACGAAGAAGAAGAAGATGCAATTATGCCTATTCTTCCAATGATTCGTGGCAATATCGCACAGCGTATCGCACATAGTACAGATGCAGCGGTTCTTAATGGTCAAGGTGCTCCGGCAGCTACTCCTAAAGACCCAATGACTGGTCTTACTAAGATGTCAGAAGGTGCTGCTACTAAGGTTAGTACTACTGAAGTTGTTGCTAGCGCTAAGGTAACTGTTGATTATCTACAGGCTACACGTCGTAAGATGGGCTTGTATGGTCAGAACCCAGGCGAAGTTACTTATATCGTATCTACAGATGGTTATTATGACTTGATGGAAGACGAGAAGTTTACTTCTTCTGATAAGGTAACTGCTGCTAATCTAATGATGATTAAAGGCTTTGTTGGTTCTGTTAACGGTTCACCTGTTATCGTATCTGACAAGTTCCCTGCAAAAGCTGCGGGTAAGGTTTGTGCTATGGCGGTTAATACTCAGTACTTCAAGAAGGGCATCCTTCGTGGACTAGTTACTGAATCTTTCCGTGACATCGACAACCAACGTACTGCAATTGTTTCTAGCGCTCGCTTCGGCTTCGTTCAGTTACAAGGCACTACTGCTGCTCAGTTAGCTTATAAAGCTTAATATAGTTTAGGCTATTAGATTGGGGGAGGTAAAACTTCCCCAATTTTTCAATTTAACTGGAGGCACGCTATGTCGGATCTTGTAACTTCTGATGAATATAAGGACTATCAAGGCATTACTAGCGGAACCAGTGATTCGAAATTATCGGTTTTAACAGGACACATTAGTGACCTAGTTAGAAATTATTGCAATCGCTCTTTTAGTGATTGGTATAATTTAACAAAGACTGAGTATTTTGACACAACTAAAGTTAATAAGCTATATGTAGAGGAATGGCCTATTTTACCATCTGGAACACCTACTTCTTATAATATAGAAGTGGCAACTTCTGAGGATGGTGGAGTCACTTATACAGACTTAGTAGAGAATACAGATTTCTTTATTGATGATGATAGTGTAAGAGCAGACATTGTAGGCTCAAAGACTTTCCTTGCAAGTGATATGTTCAAAGGGGTTAGAATCAAATACCGTGGAGGTTACGATTCAATTAACATTCCTAAGGATTTAAAATTAGCGACTTACGATTTAATAACTTACTATTTGAAAAGAGAACAGAATCCTAGAAAAGCTTTAGGAGACGCGTCAGTAGAACATTCAAAATCTTCTGACTTCCCTGCTCATATAAAGCGAGTATTAGACCTGTACAGAAATGTGGAGTAGTCTATGTCAGCAAGAGCAAAGATAGTAAAAGCACTAGTTGCTAAACTTAATGAAATTACCTCAAAGCAAAATTTTAGTATTGCTGGTTCAGCTGTACCAACATTTGGTAGTTTAATTTCAGAACTTAATAATGCGTTAAGAGGTGCTACCGCAAGCCTCGATGGAAATAACGATTTGCGAGTTACAAACACTTCCGCAGGGAGTGAAGCGAAGATAGGCTTAAGGGACATCGGTTCCAGAAGACTGTTTTCTAGTTTAAGCGGTTATTCTAAAATAAAAAATGCTGTAGACGGCACCGATCCAACCAATGGTTATCAGAGGGTATCTTTAGATCCTTCTTCAACTAACACAACCGATCCTACAGGGTTAAATATAAGTAAAACTTATACAACCACTATTACTATTGATGGTGCAGCGCAAGCCGTATCCTTAGCAGGAAGTAATTGTACAACTTATAATACATTAGTAAATGAGTTGAATGCAAATACAAGTGGGTGTACAATAAAATTTGTCGGCTCTACTGGTGAACTCCAGGTTAAAAGCACTTCTAGCGGAGTGACCTCTAGCGTATCTATTGTAGATACAGGTACTGATAAATTATTTAGTTCTCTTACTAACTACGATAGTATTAATACAGCAATTGCTGGGATAGATGCTGCCGCAGGGTATCAAGTTGTAGAGTTAACAGGCTCACCTACTTTAGGTTCAGCTACGGGACTTCAAAACTTAGATACTTTTGTTTATACGTGTGAAGTAACAGTACCTAACAGATTTAAAACAGATCTCTACCAAAATGTAACTGATAAGTTAGTATTCTGGGACGAAATCGTAGATTTTCCATTTGTAGGGGTTACAGCAGGAAACGAAACTAGAGAATATTTACCCGGCGCTTTTAAGTGGGGGTATCTAACTTTAACAATTAGGATGTATGTCCAGGAAGACGACCCAGTCGAGGCCTTGGAAAGCATGTTATATGAGGTTGAAAATAAGATTGAAGAAAACTCTGACTTAGAGTTTGAACTTGGAAAACGCGTGGCTGATATGAGGCTTATATCAATCACAACTGATGAAGGACTTCTAGCACCTATAGGTGTTGGAGAAATTCAACTACAAGCTCAATATGAAATATAATTTTTAAAGGAGAAAGATAATGGCAACAAGTCATCTTAATCTAATCCGTAATAGTAGGGTTTTTATCAGTACTACTGATAATAACTCTGATATGAAAGCAGCAAACACTTTTGAACTTAATGTTCTAGATGGTTTCTCTTTCACTCAGACCACTGCTACTGCGGAAATTACTTTGAATGAAGCAGGTACTAACCCAGATCGTGGTAAGAAATCTTACAATACAGCACGTAACCCGGTTGACTGGTCATTTACAACATATATTCGTCCCTATAAACGTGAGGCAACTCCTTCAGGCGGTAGTGCTACTAAATATACTAGTGCTGTCGAGAAGTTGATGTGGGAAGCGTTCTTAGGTAAAGGACGTACTACAGGTACCAACACTGATACTAAGTGGACCCCATTTGATAATTTCAATGAAGGTGCTACTACTACTGGAATGGAAGGTGATACTGACGATTCCGACGTAGATGTTTTACTACCTGTGTACATTTTCTTCGAGCTATCTGACGGCAGTAATAAGACTTACTACCGTATCAATAAAGCATTGGTTAACACTGCTGAAATTGACTTCAGTATCGACGGAATTGCACAAATTGCTTGGGGTGGTCAGGGTGAAACATTGGAAAATGTAGAATCCACGGATATGCCTACTAGTGGTATCAATAAGTTTATGCCTATTGCTAACTCATCAGCTGGCGAAACTTTAGCAGGTACTCACGGTGTTGGAGCCACAGGCTCTGTTCAGAAGGTGTTCCCTGCTGAGTTCATCCGTAATAAGCTATCTACTGTTTCACTACAAGATGCTAGCAGCTCTAAGTATTACCAAGTAGTACTTACTGGCGGGTCTATTAGTTTAGACAATGGTGTAACATAC